CTGACGCTGCGTGGATTGAAGAGAATCACGAAAAGATCTGCAAGGGCAACCGCGCTGTCGCGAATCTGATTGATACGCTAACCGCTGTGTATCTCTCCGCAATCTACAAGCTGAGGAACCTGAAATGATCGACATCGACTTCAATACGATCATCACTGTTCTTGGGTTTGCAGGGGGCCTCATTGGGGTGTGGACGAACCTGAACAGCCGAATTGCGCTGCTTGAGGCGCGCCTAGAGTTTGGCGACGAACGTTTTCAATCCATTGATCGCCGCTTCGACGAGATGATGACCCATCTCCGTCGGATCGAGGATCGCTTACAACAGGTGGCAGATAGATAATGGAAGACCAGCTGATTACCGCGCGCATCAGGGCGCTCATGGTGGCATCGTATACGATGGCCGCCGTCATTTTAGTTATCACCGCCGCAATGGTTGTGGGACTGTTCGTGTCGAACGAACTGGTAGATAACGAAAAGGTCTTTGGTCTCCTCGGCTACGTCATGACCTCTGTTGTCAGCGCCGTGGCTGGCTCATACGCCACGCTGATGGGCATGAAGGGCGACGTGCAACCGCAAGAGATCCTCGAGCTCAAGCCGACCAGCAGCGTCGAAGCTCCGGTCACCGTGAGCGTCGTCAATGATCTTGATGATGATCTGGTAGAGACAACGCCCGTTGTGTCTCATGAAACGACTTCTGTGATCGACGAGCCTATAGACCGCACGATCCCTGCTGGCACGCTCTTCCCAGATGATGATGACGACGACATGGCTCCGTGGGAGAAGTACCGCAACGATCTGCGCTACGACGCCAATGGCGACGGCGTGGTCGATGAGGATGACTTCCCCGACTGGCGTAATCCGGGAGCGTAAAGATGGGCAATCTCTCCACCGTCGAACTGATCGGCCAGCTTTGGCCTATTGTCCTTGCATTCATCACGCTAACGATCATCCTCGCCAAGATGGATGTGCGCCTTGCTGTGGTGGAGGAGAAGATCAAGACGCTCTTTGAGCTTTGGAATAAGGGACAGGACAAATGAGCCTGATTGAACTGCAAAAGAAGATCGGCGTTACGCCTGACGGCGCATTCGGCCCCGGTACACTCAAGGCTGCTGCGGCCTATTACAAGCTGTCGCCCAACCGCGCCGCGCACTTCTTTGCCCAAACGGCGCATGAGAGCGGCAACTTCAAGGCGTTCAGCGAGAACCTGAACTATGGCTGGAAGGGTCTGCGTGGTATCTTCGGCAAGTATTTCCCGACTGAAGGCATGGCTAAGAATTACGAGCGACAGCCGCAGCGCATCGCCAACCGCGTCTATGCCAACCGCATGGGCAACGGCGACGAGGCATCCGGTGAGGGGTGGCTTTTCCGAGGCCGAGGCAGCCTCCAACTCACTGGCAAATTTAATTTCAAGGCGTTCTCCGACTATATTGGTCGGCCTGACGTGATGACAAATCCTGATTTGGTTGCGACTGAACTTGCCTTTGAGAGCGCTCTGTGGTTCTTCGACAAGAACAAACTCTGGTCGATCTGCGATCAGGGTATCAACGACGCCGCTATTCTTGCCCTGACCAAGCGCATTAATGGGGGCACGCACGGTCTTGATGACCGTAAAGCAAAGACCAAGAAGTACGCGACTTGGCTCTAAGGAGGCCGTTATGGACCTGAAGAAAATCGTAGCTAAGGAAGCTAAGAAGGCTGTCGTTAAGAAGGTTGCTAAGGGTGTTGTGGGTGAAAAACTCCCCGTGCAGCCGACCATGATGGTCAAGCTCATGGGCGCAAAGGGCAAGTTGGCTGCTGTCGCTGCTGCTGTTGTAGCTTTGATTGCAGCAATTTCTGAATTGATGTAAGGTCTCCGCCATGCCAGCTGCGATGACATACACCAGTCTGCTCAATGACCTCCGCGCTTACCTCGAGCGCGGGGCTACATTTGCGACCGATCCTACGGTTTATGAGCAGCTTCCGAACCTTGTAAACCTTGCTGAGCGCCGCTTACAGCGCGACATCAAGGTGGTTGGGACGATCAGTGTCGTCAGCTCGACGATGATTGATGGCACGGCTGTTTATGCCAAGCCTGACAGGTGGCGTGAAACGGTCAGCATGTTTGCCGGGGTCAGCACTAACTACAATACGCGCAAGGAAATCTTTCCGCGCTCGTATGAATACTGCCGCACCTACTGGCCGAACCAGAACACGACGGGGACGCCGCGCTTTTATGCGGACTATGACTATCAGCACTGGCTGATCGTACCTACACCTGACGATCCATATCCGTATGAGATTCTCTATAACGAGCAGCCCGTTTATCTGGACGACAACACCCAGACGAACTGGTTCACTGAGTACGCGCCTGATGCGCTGCTCTATGGTTCGTTGCTCGAAGCCCAGCCATTCCTCAAGAACGAGGAAATGATTACGGTTTGGGATCAGTTCTACAACCGCTCAATTGCGGCCATCAATAAAGAAGATCTGCGTCAGGTCGTGGATCGCGGCATCATTCGCAGGGAGGACTAACCCGTGACCTTCGTCCAGACTTTCGGCGGCACGAACATTTATTCGGCTGAGCCTTCCTACCGGTCAATCGCCCTAACCGCTAACGTCACGCTTTCTTGGCCGATTGAAATGTCAACGGATGAAAACGTCGTTGCCAAGATCATGGACGTTACGCCTAACGCAGCAGGACGTGTCATAACGATGCCGCCTGCGAATCAGGCAAGTGTCGGCCAGACTGCGCTGTTCTTTAACGTCGGCTCCTTTACGTTCACGGTTAACGACAATGCTGGAAACGCAATTGTATCAGTTGCTCCGGGTCTTGCGTGGCAGGTTTACCTGACCAGCAACTCGACAGTCGCTGGAACATGGCGGACTGTCCAGTTTGGGGCCGGCACATCGTCCGCTACCGCTGGGTCGCTGACAGGATATGGTATCGTTGCGATTGCAAACACGCTCAATCAAGCAGCGCCCGTTTCAAATATCGCTGTAAACTACTCGATTGGCCTTCCTGATCGCGCCGGTGTGATTAACTGGACGGGTGGCGCTGGCACATTCACACTTCCATCTGCATCGACCTGCGGGAACAACTGGTTTGTTCTTGTCCGCAATAGCGGAAATGGCGCAATTACTCTGGTGACGCCGGGCGGCGAGACCATTAATGGCGACCCAACGATGTCGTATAACCCGGGCGATAGCGCAATCGTTATATGTGACGGGGCTGACTTCTACACGGTTGGATTTGGACAAGCTCCTGAGTATCTGTTTGACTACGTCTCAATCAATCTCACAGGTGAGACTAGCCCGTACATCCTGAGCGGCGCGAACCTAAACCGCATCGCGTATAACTTCACGGGCACGCTGCTCGCCAACATGGTCATTCAGGTTCCGAATACGATTCAGCAGTACTGGGTCTCAAACCAGACGACTGGCGCTTATACGCTGGCCCTGTCCACTTCCGGCGGAACTCCCGCTGAGGTTACTCAGGGCGCTCGTGCTATCCTGTATTGCGACGGCACGAATGTTTATTATGCCCAGACAGGCGGCCTTGCTCTCCCAATAACCATATCGCAGGGCGGTACAGGTGCCACGAACATATCGTCGGCGCGAACCAACCTTGGCGCTACGTCTGTAGGAACGGCCTTGTTCACTGCGGTAAGCGCCTCATCTGCGTTCAACACAATATCTCCAATCACCACGACTGGAGATTTGATTGTTGGCACGGGCACGAATTCTTCTAGCCGTCTTGGGATTGGTGCCGCATCAACCGTTCTTTCCTCAAACGGAACGACCGCCTCGTGGCAGCCGGTTCCCGGTTACCTTGCCACTGAAGGGCAAGTGGAAGTTTCTGCCACTGGAACCTTATCCTCGACGGTCTTTGGTAATAACGTGTTGGTAACCACGGCTGGCATTACAGTTACATTCCCAAGCGGTGGATCGATTGTAGGCGGAACAACGATTGCGCTGAAGAACGTGTCGGCTGGGCCGATTACCTTAGCTTATGCGTTTGACAGCGATGGTGTCACAACGCTTTATCCGGGGCAGAGCGCGGCATGGATCGCCGACGGTAACGCCAGTACTTATTGGCGCATGTATTGGCTTTCAGTGGCACCTGCTGCAGCCACGACGTTCACCAACACTCAGACATTTAATGGCTCAACGTCTGCGATTGCTGCAGTTGCGAAAAATATTATCGAGCCTGTCACGGTGTCCGCAACGGCTGCGACGGGAACGATCCCGATCTATCCGTCCACGCAATCGGT